TATCCCATCGGATTGAAGCTGCTAGCCGCTCCGCAATACCGCGTTCTCATCCGATCACTATAATCTTTGCGATCACCATCGAAGCGTGCCCGCCATGTTCGGCACTCCTCATGAAAGTGTTGCTTGGCGGCTTTCCGGCATTCGCGGTAGTCGATTGAGCCACGACGGTGATTTGCACAAACTGTAGTGCTGTCTATGTAGTTGTTAACCGCAATCCATTCCGCGAGATAATTCGTGCCGCCGTTCCAGCTCTTGATCCATTTCGAGGTTCGTTCTCGTCTGACTGCGCGCGACTTTCGTTCGCTCGAAACGGGGGGCGCTGCGACCTGTTGTGCTGTGGGTGTATAGGTATTGGCGGGTCGCTTGGGCGTGTAATTGTCGTCGCTGAAGGATGTTTGTATTCGTTCTGTCGCTCGAGCTGAAGCTGCGTCGAACCAATCAATTTCAGCCTGGGTCAATGGGCGTTGCCCTTTTGCTTCGATCAACGCCTGAGGCTTTGGCTCCTCATAGCTCGCTACGGAAGGCTGGTTAACCGGCTGCATGGGCTGCTCAGGCTCTTGGTTAAACCAAGGCTTGCCGCCGACATGAATTCCTTGCTTGATCTGGTTTACGTCCAGTACGACCGGCTTGCCGAACGTAAATGCCAGTGCTGACAGCACCGCTGAACCGATACCTAGGATTGTTAGAAACCGCCAAGGGCTTGGTTTCTTTCTGTTGCGTAGGTATTCCGGTGCGTCGTCCCAGTCTGATCTCATCACGCCTCCTTGCTCATTGATCTGGGTTGTTAAAATAAATCTGTACCCTTCACTTAATCCTTAATCCAAATGCTGAGGTCGAGTTTATCTCCGGTTTGGCGGCTGTAGTTTGCAATGGCTAGGGCGATTCCTGTATCGGTAAGTTCCATTCGTCTGAGCTGAGTATTTTCTGTTAATAATAGCGCTTTTTCAAACTCCGGGCAGTTTGCGAGAATATCCTGCTTGGCTTCTTCTGGAGTCATTGTGTTTAGCTGGTATAAGGATTTTATCTTACCGCTTGAATCGTTATCTATTGCAATTTGTGAGTGTATGCTCTCCAGTTCATCTAGGTTTAGGTAATGTAATTGTAATTTTTTGGAATCTCTCAAGTTTGTTGTGAGAGCCTTAGCTAGCTTGCATGCGGCCAGAGTGTCTTCATCAATCTCGGCTTCGAGGAATCCTTTGGCAAACAAACCACTGTAATTTTGTAAGTAAGAATTGATTATTTCTTTGTAGTTTCCCGCTCGGACGAATCCGCATCTTAGATATTCGATGTGGATAAAGTCACTATTTTTGGGTTCTTCGGTGGTTACGAACTGAGAAAACTTGCGCAGCCAAGCATAAAAGCTAGGAAGGTTGCTAATGTTTATACCGCAACGATAGATAAGAAAAGTAAGTGTGATCAGGTTTAATTGATTTTGTGTTAATTTTGGAGCTATCGTTAGTGCTTCATCGAGGACGATTGAGCGTAGGCATCGCTCCTTTTCTCCCATTCGATCAACTAGTATGTTTACAAGCATAGATTCCAGATTTTTATCGCCAGATTTAGCATACTCCTTCTGTGCATTGAACAATGCTTCTTGGGCTGAAGGTTCTTTAAAGCCTTCAATTGACTGAGGGTTTTTCTCGAAAAGCTTTTCGAAGAAGTTTCCAGTTATTTCTTTGGCGCGTTCTTCGGCAATTGTCGCTGCTTCGTTTTTTAGTTTCAGAAAATTATCATTGAAAATGTCTAGGGCTATCTCTTTAGCATCTCGATAGGAGAGTCCGTAGTTATTTGTAACCGCTACTTCTCCTGCTGCCTGCACATTGGTTGATCCATCACCGCCGTTTTGTTTTTGACTCATCGTTAATCCTTTTTATTTATTACTATATTAATATGCTTCCCAGCCTGTAGGTTTGTAGAGTTTGTCCCGCCAACCTGTTTTTGAGTTGTTCTATCTCGATTGCGTTTAAAAAGCCAAGCTGCCGCGCTTAAAACCGAGATTCCCACGCCGCTGAAAACCCATTCATAGTTTTGTGTGATCCAAAAGATAGCTTCGGATGTCATGAAGCTCCTCCTATAAAAGAAATAATCCTCAGTTATCGGGCTGTGTTGGCTGTTGGATTTGTGGGCTGACTTGCCCGCATTCGGGTTCAATTTTTCCGCTTACAATCCATAGTGCATACTGAGGATATAACTCAACTATTGCTTCGATCTCTTCTGCCTTAATTTCCCTATTACGTGCTGGATTCTTGAGGTTGTTCCAGGTGTACCGGCTGATGCCAGTTTTTTCCTCAAGTTCCGGTAACCGCATACCAGAAGATTTTAGAATTGTTATAACCCGTTCTTTTATCATAATCATTCGATCTATAAATGATCTATCCAATATGGATCAATCATGTCATGATCCGTTCCGAGGCGATCCATTTTGGATCAATTGCTGTTGAATCAAATGGCAATGCCACGAATAGTGACGGAACGAGCATGGAACTGGAAGAGCTAGAACCTTCAAAGCTGATCGCCCCACAGCAGGACGTGGAAACCGTCGAGTCCTGGGCGGAACGTAACGGCCTGACGCTATCCATGGCCCGCGCCTGGGTCTACCGGGGCGTACTCCCGACCGTAAAGCTCGGCAAGCGCCGCATGATTAACAGTGCGCTGCTGCGTAGCTGGCTGCTGGAGCAGGAGTGGACCGCATGAACCCTCCTTTCTATACGCAAGCCGCCTTCGCTGCTCTGGCCGGTGTGTCTGTGGATACGGTCGCCGGCTGGATCAGGACTGGCGCCGTCGAGAGCGTGAAGCTGGGCAAAACCCGTCTGGTGCGTTTCCCGGGGGTGAACCCATGAGCCGCACAGACCAGCAATTCAAGCTGCGCATGCCTGCTGCACTCCGCGCCCAGGTCGAACGGTCCGCATGGGCTGCACGCCGCTCCCTGAATGCCGAAATCGTCCTCCGCCTTGAGGCGTCCTTCGCCCAAGTTGCGCCCAGCACCAATGAACAGGAGCGCTCCGCATGATCCGCGCCGTCTACGGAAAGCCAGGGGAGGGGATGACCTACGCAGAAGCCAGCCAGCTATCAACGCCTTCCACACGCCCAGGACTGCGACTGCTCTGTCTGCTGGTCCAGACGCGAAATGGCGAAACCCGCTCCCTCCCGGTCCACACAATGCGCCCAATGCCGCCCCGCGTATGCGCGGCCGATTCGGACGCTGCAAATGGGCCGCGTCGGTGGGATCTGGAAGCCTCTTCTTTCGGAATGGAAGGTGGAACCGGCCTTTATCTGCGAGAAGCACACGCCACCCGAGCGCCCCGCGAAGTGGTGGAGCGTTATCTACGACTCGGGCAAGCCAACGCCCTACGTGCCGATTCACGAACCGTTCGAGCTGGTGGGGTAGGGCGTAAGCGGATGCAGGTTCGTATCGCGTCGCCTAATTGGCATGAAATCGGCCGGGAGCTGAGCGTTGGCGGGGAGCTGTACGGGCACGTCACCTATCGCCGCGATGTTCCTCTATTTATTCCGTTGGATGGTAGCGAGCCAACGAAACACCGGTCCCTCGTCGAGCTGCGTCGCTATGTCGCTGAGCGTTATCAGGCTGAGCGCGCAGCCGAACAGGTCAGGGGCCGCGCTCCCGGCTCGTCGGATCACGCTTCACCGATCCGGCGAACGGAAGCACGGGCGGAGCGCACCCTTGACCCAGCACGAACCGAAACAGCCTCCGCTCGTGAGTGCGGGAGCGCTTTTCCCTCCCGCGCTCCCGAGCCCTCGGCGGCGAGAGTGGGATGACAAGGGCGAAGCCCTTGGTGTTAAACAGCGTTGCGGATGATTAATGAAATTAATGTTCGATCAAGTGGAAAGTGTCAATTCAGCACTATTCGTTTCATTAAGAAATGAAGTATTGATTGTTTTAATACTTGATAAATAGTTGTTCCAAGAGCGTTTAAATACAGCTATAGATAACCCGCAAGCCAAGTAACAAGCCGGTCGCAGTGAAAAGACTTTTTCACTCGCTCGGGATCGCTCGGCCTGCAGAAAGCAAAGCAGCGCAATAAAGCGCAACTAGAGAGAGGAAACACAAATGGCACGTTCGACTATGGAAGTTGCATTTCTCGGCACTCAACGCTTCGACGGTGAAGCCGGCCAGAAATACATCAAGGTCTTCTACGGCGATGAGCCGGACGGCAAGACCGAACACGGCCTTTCCATCATCGGCATGGCAGCAGCGGACGAAGTAGCCGATGAAATCTTCGCAGCTGGCGCCCAGTTCGAGCCGCTGCAACTGGTACGCATCCATTTCGAGATTGCCCGTGGCGGCCAGAACAAGGGCAAGAACCTCGCCCTGCAACTGGAAGCAGTCCAGACCCGCGCCGCTGCCGAAACCCCGCGCACCCCAGCTCAACCCCAGGCCAAAGCCGGCGATCCGGCCAAGGCCAACTAAGGGGAGGGGCGGCCATGTTGATCAGTGACCGAGTGATCTGCGACTGCTGCGGCAACGACATGGGCAAGCTCATGGCGCTGCCTGCCCCGCAAAGCGATCTGCTGCCGGACCTCAACCTGCCGCCCCATTTCGCCGTCTGCCCCGACTGCGAACCGCTCGAGCAAGCCGCCGACCTCCTCGAGGCCGGTGCATGAATTTCCTTGCCTGTGACGGTGACTGGCTGCAAGGCGCTGATGGCTCGCCCATCTGCTCCGGCTCGCTGGTGGCCCTCACGGTCGAGGAAATGCAGAGCCTCTACGGCGCTGCACTCACCTGGGAACAGGTTACCGAGCTACAGGGCGAAGCGATTGTGTTGTTCGCCACCGTGTTCGGTTTTCTGGTCCTGAAAAAAGTCCTGAAACAGTGAGGTATCAAACCATGAAACACATCAAGACTCTGCGTCGCTCCCTGGGCGCCGCTGCTGCAACTGGCCTGCTGGCCGTTCAACAGGCCTATGCGGCTGTCCCGCCCGAAGCTACCGGCGCACTCGATGAGGCCGGTACCGACGTTGGCACCATCGGTTGGGCGGTGTTCGCCGTGATCATCGCCGCCATGGCGTTCAAGTACATGCGCCGCGCGCTGTAACCGGAAACCGCGCACTGCATGTGCCGAAGCAAACAAACCCCGCTCCGGCGGGGTTTTCTCTTCCAGGGAAACGCCAATGAGCTACGAACTGTACGTCCTGATCCTTTCCACCCTGGCGTTTTACCTCGTGTTCTTTGGGCGGGTGTAGATATGGACGCGCGCGCAATTCGTTTTTGTCTGTTTTTGCTGTTGATGTCGGGCACTCAACTTGCCCTTGCGGACTGCTGGTCGGCGTGGGAAGGCAATACGCCGGTCTATAAATCATCGAGCAGTGGTGGTGATGCCTGCCGAAAGTTCCTCACTGCTCAGGGAGCTAACATTGGCAAGGGCGCCGGTGCACTCGGGCAGACTGGCGGGCAGTGCTACTACTACCCGCCAGAGGGGACCACGATTGTTAAGGGGCAGTGGCTTAAGTCGCCGGGTGTGTCCTGTGACTATGAGGGACCGCCTCCCGATACCTGTGAGCCGCCTAAAATTATGCTCGGCGGTCAATGTGTAGAGCCTGACCCGTGCGAATCCACCATCGGCTCTCTGGTAAACCATCAGCACAAAATCCGCGACTCGGTGCTCGGCTCTGAATCCTCCGAGCCGCCCTCGACGATCTGCGGCAACTCCTGCTCGTACTCGTTTAACTACGTCGTCAACAACATCTACGTCTTCACCAGCGGCGAGCCACCGGGAGTCTTTGGCTCCTATCAATACAAGGGCACCGGCACCTCCTGCTCTGGCGATACCTACCAAGCGCCGGGTAATCCGAGTGGCACGACCGATCCCGATACCACGCCGCCCCCGGACGACACCAACAATTGCCCGAACGGTTACACCTATAACGGCACCTTCTGTTCGCCGAACACGCCGCCACCGGCCCCCACTGATCCAACCGACCCGACCGATCCAACCGATCCCGGCGACGGTGGTGATTCTGGTGACGGAGGTGACTCCGGTGGTGGCGGGAATAACGGTGGAGGCGGCGATGGGGGCAGCGGTGGTGACGGTTCCGGTGATGGCTCCGGTGACGGAGACGGGGATGGCAACGGCTCCGGTGGGGGTGGCTCAGGCGGCGACGGTGATGGCGAAGGCAAAGATGAAGAGGAACAGCCGGAGTCCAGCGTAGGCGGTGAAGCCTGCGATGCCACGATTTCCTGCGAAGGCGATGCGGTTCAGTGCGCCATCCTTCGCCAGCAAAAAGCGCTGCGCTGCAATGCCGAGGAAATGACCGACTTCGAAAAGCATGAGTCGGCCATCGAAGCCGCCGTCCAGGGCGACAAATTCCAGCTTGATGAAGGCGCCGAGCTTGAGCTGCCGTCCTTCATCAACCAAGGCACCCGCTTTCTGCCTTCCACCTGCCCCGCGGCTGAAAGCTTCAGCCTGCGCACCCAGGGCGGGCGCACCTTCGAAATCAGTTACGAACCGCTCTGCCGTGCCGCCAGCGATCTGAGTGGCTTGTTCGTGGCCATCGCCACCGTTCTGGCGGCGCTGTACGTGGGCCGCTCCGTAGGAGGTCAATAAATGCAGTTTCTATTTATCGTGCAACTGCTGGTAATCATCCTCGGCCCACTGGTGAAGATGGTGCTGAAGATTCTCGGCTTCGGCTTCGTCACCTATGTTGGCTTCAACCTCATCATCGGCCAGGCGCAAGACTACGTGTTTGGCCTGATGGGCGATGTGGGGCCGGTGATCCAGGGCGTACTCGGGTTGGCCAAGTTCGATGTGGTGGTGAACCTGTATTTCGCCGCGATCTCCACGCGCTTCATGCTGGCCGGGATCGACAAGGCCACCGACCGTCGCCGTGCTCAGGTCTGGCGCAAGCCGGGCGGCACCTCCATCGAAGCCTAAGGAGGCGCCATGCTCGTTATCCGCACCGGCAAACCCGGCCATGGCAAGACCCTCAACACCATTCGCGAAGTGGACCAGACCGCCCACGCTCAAGGCCGTGTCGTCTACTTCCACAACATCAACGGCCTCAAGCCCGAACAGCTGCAAGCGCAGTGGTTCGAGTTCGAGGAACCGGAAAAGTGGTTCGAGCTGCCGGCTGACTCGATCATCGTGGTCGATGAGGCCCAAGGCTGGTTTGGCGCACGCGATCCACGCGCACGGCCACCGGAGCACATCACCCGCTTCGAGACCATGCGTCACCAAGGCCACGAGGTGCATCTGGTCACGCAAGACCCGCGCTATCTGGATGTGCACCTGCGCCGCCTGTGCAACAGTCACATTCACTACTGGCGCGTCTTCAAGTCCGCTCAACTGCTGCGCTTCGAGTCGGAAGTCGTGGTTGAAAAGGTCGAGGTCAAAAGCAGCTTCAAGGATGCCGACAAGAAGTCGCTGCGCCTGGATAAACGCTACTTCGGCGCTTACACCAGCACCAACGCCAAGCACCACTTCCAGACCAAGGTGCCGACCAAGTTCCTGTTGGCGCTGTGTGTGGTGATCGGCGCGGGCATCCTCGTGTATCGCGCCTATGAGCGCTACAACGCCGAAAAGGCCGCACCGGTTGCCAGCAGTGGCGCGCCACCCGGCAGCATGGTCGATCAGGTCCGCGATACGGTGGGCGCCTTCATTCGGCCTGCCGCGTCTGAGGGGCAACAAGTGGGACCCGTGTCGGTTGAGCAATACCTCGGCAGACGGGTGCCGCGCGTGCAAGACCTGCCAGCCTCCGCACCGATCTACGACGGCCTGACCAGTCCGCAAACCTTCCCCAAGCCGGTGTGCATTTACACAACAGACAGCCGGCTGCTCGCCCGCAACCGTGCCCGTATGGAAATCGCGGTGAGTGAGGGTGCGGTGACCGGGTGTCGTTGCAATACCCAGCAAGGCACGCGCCTGGAGGTGTCGTTCCAGTTCTGCATGTCGGTCGTCCAGAACGGCTATTTCGATGACACCAAGCCGGACCGGGGCTCGCCGCAGGACCAACAACGCCAGCAGCCGCAGCCCTTGTCCGCGCCGTCCTATGAACCTACCCAGCAGCAGGCCACGAACAGCTTCACGCGCGTTCCTTACGAGAAGGGGCGTTTCCTGTGGTGATGACCGTCAGCGCGTCAGTTGCACGCACGGCGAGGCACGAGCCGGCGTGCTCGCGCGCTGACGTCCCTGTAACACGTCAGATAAACCCAACTGAACAGTGTCGATTCGTTGCAATTTGGAGCAGTAGAAAATGACCGTTAAAGATCAAATTCGTGTAGACCGACAGTTCCAGGAATCGCCAACCGGGCGAGTGTTCTTCGATAGCCATACGGCAAAGCTGACTGACCTGTCGGGCGTTCGCTTGCTGCGTTGCGGCGTCGATACGGTTCGGCAGCTGTATCGTGGACTGATACGTCCGGAAATCATGGCGCTGTTCGAGAAACCGGGCGTCATGGTCGAGTTCGCTGGGGAATTCTGGCATGCCGGTCGGGTAGGGCGAGACTCAGGCTATCAATACAAGCTCCAGAACGCCGACCTCGGGTTCATCCTGCTCATCAAGAACTTCAACGCCAAGCTGGAGAACATCGGGCCTCACCTGAAAATCGAGGTGTCACCGCACGCCATCGACGCGCTGTCGCCTGAGCGTCTGCAGGAGCGCATGGATTATTACGCTGCAGCCGTGATGACCCATCGCGAACGCAACCAATGCGCCGTGCACCTCGCCCTGGATCTGCAAGGCTGGAAGCCTCCGGTGGATCTGGTGGCGCGCCTGCACTGTCGAGCACGGACACACCGGGATATCTCGGGCATCAACGAAATCAACTGGGCGACCAAGTCCAGCGTCTACGGTCGTGGCGAAACGTCCATGTTTGGCTCTGCTGGCGGCGTCCAGCTCTGCATCTACAACAAGACGGAGCAGGCCCGCGCAACCGATAAGCTCGATTTCTGGGAAAGCGTCTGGCGTCGTCGTGATTCCTTCGATGCGACCGATCCGGATAACTACAACCCAGAGGCTGACGTGTGGCGCATCGAGCTGCGTTATCACCATTCGGTCATTCAGCAGTTCGCCAGCGGGTCGATCAGCGCTAAGACAGGTGAAGCCATCGAAACGGATTCCTTCGCAGCCTTCGCGGGCCATCTGGACGGTCTTTGGCGCTACGGGCTGTGCCAGTTCAAGTTGCTGCATCGGCCAGGGCAATACGAGCCGATCTGGACGCTCATCCGTGATGATGTTCGAGTCGATGTGCCGGTTGATTCCCTGGTGGATGAAACCGAGTACAAGCGGTACTACAAGACCTCGCGGGGCTTTTCGGGCAAGAACGTCGAGCTCTTCCTGGGAAACTTCGTAAGCCTGCTGGCACGGGAGCGAGTGGGCGCTAAAACCGCATTTGATCGACTGAAAGATTGGGAATGTTGGCCGGTCATTCGTGATCACTACGCCGCCAAGGACATGAGCGAGCGGGATCTGTACAAGCACATCAAGAGCCTGCTGCAAGAAAGGCATGTTCGATGGGGTAGGGCGGTCTGATGGCAATCGAGCAACTGCCTGATGGTCGCTGGAAAGTCGACGTTGAGCCGGTGAAAGGGCGTCGTTTTCGTAAGACGCTGAAGACCAAAGCTGAAGCGATGCGCTTCGAAGCGACCTGCCGATCCAGGTGCACCGAAACGCCTGATTGGGCACCCCGTCCAAAGGACAAGCGCAGGCTCTCCGAGCTGGTCGAACTGTGGTTCGATCTTCACGGCGTCTCGCTCTCAGATGGTGTTCGGCGTGTGGCGATCCTACGGGCATGCGCAAAGGCCATGGGTGACCCGGTGGCTCGTATGGTCGACGGCGCCAAGATTGCCGCCACACGTGCCCGCTGGATGGCAGCAGGCGTAACCGGCAAGACGGCGAACAATCGTCTCGGTTACCTGAAGGCCGTTTACAACGAGCTGCACAAGCTCGACGTGATCGACTATCCCTGCCCGTTCACCCGTATTCGCCCGGTTCGGTTGCAGGAACGGCCGTTGGCCTACCTGACGAAACCGCAGATCGTCGAACTGCTCGATGCGCTCCAGGCGCGCACCACGTCTCCACATCCGGCCATGGTGGCGCGAATCTGCCTAGCGACTGGGGCAAGGTGGGGTGAGGCTCAAGCGCTGCGACCGGAGCGGATTCGAGGCAATGCCCTGGTGTTCGCAAATACGAAGTCCAAGCGGGTGCGAATGGTCCCGGTAGCGCCTGAGCTAGTGGCGGTTATCAGTAAGCACTGGCAGACACACGGACTGTTCACCAACTGTATCGGCGTGTTCCGCATGGTGCTGCTCTCGACCTCGATCAAGCCGCCACGTGGGCAAGCAAGCCATATCTTGCGCCACACCTTCGCGGCTCACTTCATCATGGGCGGTGGGCATATCGTGACGCTGAAAGAGATCCTGGGTCATGCGTCGCTGAATATGACGATGCGGTACGCGCATCTGGCTCCCGAGCTCCTGCATGATGCGATCAGGCTCGGGCCGATGGCGGATCTCTCTACCCCGGCCATCGGTCAGTAA